TTCAAGGGCGCTATGATTACAGAGGTTGCAGCGACCGAACCACAAGAGGAGACAACCACAATGTCCGAAGTCAAGGTCGAAGCATCCGTAGAAGCACCAGCACCAGCACCACAAATGCTGTTTGCTGCCCCCAAGAAAGAGTTCAAGCTGCCAACCGCTGCTGAGTACATCAGCAAGCTTTGCCAGGGTGGCTCAGTCGCACAGAACTTCCTTGCCAACATCAAGGCCGCTGCTCCCGATGTAGTCACGACCGACACGCCTGGCATCCTGCCAGAGCCAATCGTCGGCCCGGTGTACAACAACATCATCGGTCGTCGCCCAGTGATCGATGCAATCGGTGCACGTGCAATGCCCGGTGGTGGCAAAGTGTTCCGCCGCCCGAAGGTCACCACGCACACCACCATTGGTGCAAGCAACGGCGAAAACCAGCCACTCGATGCCGGCACGTACGTTGTCCAGAACAACAACGTGACCAAGGGTGTTTACGGCGGCTACGTCAAGCTGTCGGAAGAGGACATTGACTGGACGGAGCCAGAAGTGCTCGCCGGCCTGCTCGATGACATGGCTCGCGAATACGCACGCGAAACCGAAAACGTTGTGGAAGCCGCACTCAAGTCCGGCATCACCACCACACGCGCTGCATTCGACGTGACCGACCCAGCAGCCTGGGCTGGCTGGATCTACGGTGCATCGCAGACCATCCTCAGCGCAAGCACACACTTGCCAACCCACCTGTTCGCATCGCCATCGTTCTGGGGCGCATTGGGCTCGCTCAGCGACACTGCTGACCGACCATTGTTCCCACAGATTGGCCCGATGAACGCATTCGGCAACGTCTCGCCCGGCACGCTCGCTGGCAACGCATTCGGCCTCTCGGTCGTTGTGTGCCCATACGAGAGCGACTTCCTCGCAATCGGCGCAGCTGACGGCTTCGAGATCTACGAACAGCAAAAGGGCGCAATCCAAGTTGAAGCCACCGATGGCTCGCTGTCACGCATCATCAAGTTCCGCGGATACCTTGCGACCTTGATGCTTGATGCCAGCAAGTTCGTTGAAATCGCCTAAGTTCACTCCCTCCAGGTGACATTGAACGGTGGCAACTTACTCGGTAACCCATAAGCAGGTTGTCAGTAACGTTGCCATCGTTCAACTGCTTGAGCCTCACAACTTTGAGGTCGGCCAGTCAATAACGCTGTCAGGCATCAATGCCACGTGGAATGGCACGCACAAAATCCTTGCCCTGCCGGAATACTACTTCGTTGGCGTATCGCAGCAAGGCGATTACCAATACGACACAGACACCATCATCCCAAATCAAGTGCAGTTCGCACTGACCACAGATGATGCTGATCGAGCAGCTGCTACCGGCACATGCACCTACTCGGTGACCTGCTCATGGATTGTCCTAGGCGATCTTGAGGATTACCTCGGATTCACGTTCACCAACCCCAGCGCTGACCTTGACGTAGCGAACATGGCGTTGAGCGCAGCCAACCAATTTGCGTACCGTAAACGTGAAGAATCTGGCTATTTTGACTCGCCTAGCACCGTGCCCGGTGGCGATGTCAAGCTTGCAACGGTGCAGTACGCGGCGATTCTGTACCGTGAGCGTGGCAGCACCGAAGCTTTTGCATCGTTTGACCCACTTGCTACAGGTGGCCCGGTGACCGGCAACTACGGTCAGATTCTGCGCCTGCTCGGAGTCAATAAGCCACAGGTGGCCTGACATGTCCAACATGTTTAAGGATGGCTACGACCAGCTCGTAACCAAGCTTCAGACCATTACTGGGCTGCGTGTATTTGATGATCCACGCAACCTGAACCCACCATGCGCGCTAGTCGAGGCACCGACCATTCTGATGGCAACCAATGTGGTTGCGGACATGGAATTTCGTGTCGTGGTGATTGCCCTGGGCACCGGCGATAACAGGACGCTTGACAGCCTGCTTGATCACATTGATTTAGTACGCGCAGCGCAGATTGGGCTCACTGATGCACGACCCACCACGGTGTCGTACGGTGGCGCTGACTACCCTGCTTACGAGCTGACGATTAACACCAAAGTAAGCCCATAGCGCTACTAGACTGCCCATCGGGTAAGCAGCGACCCTCGACGTAGAGGAGATTCGCTACATGGCTAATGCAACCACATACCTTGCCAGCCCAACATTCGGCATCGGCCCGAACCTTGCCGGCATTAAAGACCTGACCGACCAGTGCAAGTCGGTAGTAATCACCAAGTCGCGTGAAGCGCTTGACTCAACGTCATTCGGCAACACAGGCCGCCAATTCGTCGGTGGACTCACCAACGTGACCGTCACGGCAACGCTGTTGATGGAATACTCGGCAACGCCGGGCACTTACGTTGATTTGACCAGCTTGGTCGGCACCAACGTGTACGTCGCAGTGAAGCCAACTTCGGCTGCTATCTCGGCAACCAACCCTGAGTTCCAAATCACCGGTGGCTACCTTGAGTCGCTCGACCTGGTGAACGGTTCGGTCGGTGAACTGTCCGAAGTTGAAATCACCATTACTGGCGGCGTGCTGGTCGAGGATGTGACGGCGTGAAACTAACCATCAAGGTGTCTTTTAAGACACCAGCAGCGGAATTGGTTACAGAACAAGTCACAACAACAATCGCAACGGCTGCTGCGTGGGAACGCAAGTTCAAGCGCCGCGCCAGCGATCTGCAAGCCGGAATCGGTATCGATGACATCATGTACATGGCTTGGCATCAGCTCAACGTCAATAAGCGTGAAGGTCGTGACTACGACACGTGGTTGCAGTCCGTTGAGGATTTTGAGGTGGTAGAGACCGCCAACGCAAACCCTACGGAAGCCACAGCGTCCGCCGCCAGTTAGCGGAGCTGCTGTTGGCTACCGGGTGGTGGCCCCCAAACGTTGAGTTTGATTCTGAGGATTTGGCTACCGTGTTACTGCTGGCGAGAAAGCAACAAAACCGTGGCTGAAACATCCGTAACCGTTGTGGGCGTGAAAGAGACGCTGCGCGAGTTGCAACGCATGGAGCCTGAGCTCGCCAAAGAAATCAAAAAGGATTTCAAGACGATTGTGGATCCGATTGTAAAGGATGCTCGAGGCAAGGTCGTGAATCTGCCGTTGTCTGGCATGTCACGTAATTGGAAGGGCGGACGTTTAATGCCCTGGGCACAGAGCGCTGTGAGCAAAAGCATCATTGCGCGTTTCAGCAATCGCAGGCGCGGCAACAGCCTTGCCGTGTTTAGTGTGACGATGAAAAGCCCGGCAGGCACAATCTTTGACATGGCTGGTCGAGGTGCACCAAACCGGCTGGCATCAGCGTTGTCAAGTCTGTATGGCGCTCCGTCGCGCTTGATGTGGCCTTCGTATGAGCGCAACGCTGATCAGGTCAATAAGAACCTTGAGGATGTCGTTGAAAAAATCAACAAGGCTACGACGAATAGACTGACTCGCTAATGGCTGTAACAATCCCCATCATTAGCGAGTTTGACGGCAAGGGCATTAGTAAGGCCGTTGCCGAGTTCAAGAACCTTGAGGGCGCTGGCGCTAAAGCCCAGTTCGCTCTTAAGAAGGCTGCCCTACCAGCAGCTGCTGCGATTGGTGGCCTGGCTGTCGTTATCGGTGACGCGACAAAGGCAGCCATTGAGGATGCCAAAGCACAGGCGCTACTTGCTCAGGCGATTACGAATAACACGCTTGCCGGGGAAGCCAACGTCAAGGTCGCTGAAGCGTTTATTGAAAAGACGATGATGCAGGCCGCGGTGGCTGACGATGAGCTACGCCCAGCGCTGGCATCGCTTGTTCAGGTGACTGGCGAGATGACCTCAGCCCAGGACGGATTGACGCTGGCGCTCGATATCGCAGCCGCTACAGGCGTTGATCTAGGCACAGCCACAGATGCCATTGCCAAGGCTTACGGAGGCAATACGAAAGCCCTGGGCACGTTGCTGCCGTCAGTACGCAGCCTCATCAAAGAAGGCGCGTCACTGGACGAGGTATTTGCTGCTGTGGCTGGCACGGTCGGCGGATCGGCAGCCGTGGCTGCTAACAGCGCTGAAGGTCAAATGAAGCGCCTATCGCTGACCATTGGCGAAACCAAGGAGTCAATTGGCGCAGCGTTCCTGCCCATCCTCGAGCGCCTGCTGCCGGTACTGCAAAAGTTCGCTGTGTACGTACAAAACAACACTGACAAAGTGCTGGCGGTCATGGCGGTCGTTGGCTCGCTGGCAGGTGCAATCATTGCGTTGAACGCAGCCATGAAAATTATTACGGTGACCCAGTTAGCGCTCAATTTTGCGATGGCTGCCAACCCAATCGGCCTGGTCGTGACAGCTGTAGCGCTATTAGTGGCAGGCTTTGGTGTGCTGGTTGCTAAAACTGGCGGTGTCAAAAACGCATTTATTGCAATGGGCAATGCAATCATTTCAGTGTTTGAATCCATTGCCAACAACTTTGCTGGCATGGTTAATGGAATCATTGGCATCATCAACAAAGCAATTGATGGCGCGAACCGAGTGAATCCATTCCGAGACATTCCGCGTGTTCCAGAAGTTGGCAACATTTCCCTGCCACGATTTGGTGGTGGTAGTAGTGGCGGCGCTGGCGCATCCGCTGGACCGGATTTTGTGGAACGCATGGGAGCACCGAGCATCCCAGCAATTGCTCCGTTGTCATTGCCTGCCCCGACCGGCGGTGGAGGCGGTGGTGGTGGCGGCGGTGGCGGTGGTGGTGGACTCGGTATGGGTGGCGGTGGTATGGCTGTTGCCGTAGAAAGCACACAGGGCCTTTTCGGGCTTAACGCAGGGATTACCAACGAGAGCCTTGCTGGATTTCTTGGCAACGCAGCCAACCAACCAATTAACATCACTATTAACAGCACCGTGGCTGACGAGCGCCTAGGTGACACGATTGTGAACGCGCTGAAACAGTACAACCGTCGCAGCGGCCCACTTGACGTTCAGATTGTGTAGCCATGGCTGCTTCAGTTGTCCAATCAGGTAGCTACCTGCTCGAGCTTGACACAGGCTTCGACTACAACTCATTCCGGCTGGATGACGCAACCAAGGGCGTGCTGAACAATACGAGCTACACGCTCGGCCCCAATACGACTTACGCAGACATAACGGAGTACGTGACCGAGGTGGCGTACCGGCGAGGCCGTCGCAACATTGACGATCAGTTCGGTGCAGGCACCATGAGCTTCCGTATGACCGATGAAACAGGCATCCTCGGGCCGTACGACACTGCCAGCCCTTATTACGACCCGGCCAATGACAAGCCTGGGCTAGCGCCTATGCGTCGAGTACGACTCAGCCGGGCATCCGAGTATCTGTTTGTGGGCTACGTCATCGCCTACAACTACGAATTCGCATTGGCTGGCCCTAACGCCGTGCAGGTCACGTGCGCTGATGACTTCTATTTGCTGTCACAAACCCAGTTGGCTGCGTTTAACCCGAGTGCGGAAACCTCGGGCCAACGCATTACCACCGTTCTAGCACTGCCCGAAGTCAATTACACAGGCTCAACCAACATTGATACCGGCACCGTGAACATGGGCCACGACAGTTCCTACAACGTGGCAGCCGGTACAAACACGCTTGGCTACATCACGCAAATTAACCAGGCTGAGCAGGGCCGCGTGTTTATGAGTCGAGCAGGCGTACTGACATTCCAGCCACGCATCGGAGCCACGCTGAGTAGCCCGGTGATCGTGTTCTCGGATCAGGGTACGAATACCAAATACGATGAGGTGGCGATTGAGTTTGACGCTGATGGCGTGCTGAATCGCGCTTACGTGCAAGCGTTGGACGGCAAAAATGCCACGGCTGAAGATTTGACGAGCCAAGCCACGTACTTCATTCAGTCGCAGTCGATCACCAACAGCCTGCTGCACGACCAGGGTGAGATTGATGATCTGGCTGACTATTTGCTTGAGCCTGAGCCTGCACCGCGTTACACGGCTGTTAGCACCAATTTTGCGCTACTAACGGATGTGGAGCGTGGCTTGGCTGCCACCGTGGACATTGGTGACACCATCACAATTACCAAGGATGTGACCGGCATATCGAGCCTGACCTCGGAACTAAGCGTTGAGGGCATCGAGGGCCGTATCAATTTTGCGACTGGGCATCGCATCACGTATTACACGGCCCCGACCACCGTGGTATTCCAGCTCATTCTGGATGACGCGGTGTACGGACAACTTGACGGCACGAACGTATTAGGATGAGGTAACCATGGGCGCTAACGCACAGACAACTGTTCCAACATTTACAGCTGCACAGGTATTGACCGCGGATCAGATGAATCAGTCGGCGCGTACTGGCGTGCCAGTGTTCGCAGACACAACTGCTCGAGATGCTGCGTTCGGTGGCTCGGGCGAGAAAGTTTTGGCGGAAGGTCAGTTGTGTTACGTCGAGAACTTAACAGGCGAAGCACAAATTCAGTATTACGACGGTGCCGCATGGGTAAGTCTCGGCGCAAACGCGCTGACATACATTACAGGTGCGACGTTTAGCAGCGTGGCCAGCGTCTCAACTGCAGCCAGCACATTTACCGCAACTTACGCAAATTATTTAGTGCTGGTTGATATTACGAGCGTCAGTACAACCATGGACATTTTGATGCGATTGCGCACAGGTAGTACAGATGCAAGCGCGTCGTATTGGTGGACTATTACAGGTAGCACGCCAACAAGCGCGACTAACACCAGTTCAATACAAATTTTGGACAATGTGCAAACGGTTACCGTGTCTTATGGCGGTTCGGCACAATTAACCGTTTTTAACCCGCAACTAGCGCGAAATACCAACGTAACTGGCGCGGTATGGAGTGAAGCGCCAGCGTACAACGGTGTTTTAGGTGCAGGGCTTTACACGACCACAAGCTATGACGCGCTCACATTTTTGACAAGCACCGGCACAATGTCTGGAAATTATCGCGTGTACGGATACGCCAACAGTTAGGAACCAATCATGTCCAAGCCACTAATCCAAATCGGTGATGAAGTCCGTGAAATGACACAGACCGAATACGATCAATGGCAAGCCAATGCCGAAATGCATGCTGCCGATGTGGCAACAAACGCAATCAAATTGAAGGCACGTGAATCAGCAATTGCCAAACTTGCTGCGCTGGGTCTGACTGAAGCCGAAATCAAAGCATTGGTGGGCTAATGAAGTGGGCACCAATACTCGAAGATTGGTTGAAAGCTTTCGTCGCTGGAAGCGCCGCCGTATTTATGACCGGAAACTACGATCTAACAAACGCGCTAAAGACCGGGCTCGCCGCAGTGCTGCCAATGATTTACGCCTGGGCAAACACTAAAGACACGCGGTACGGTCGCAAGTGAAATACCCGGTCAAGCCAGTAGTGCTACCGGCTGACCTACGTGGCGTACAGCCAGGACGCTTGCCCAACTACCTGCTCAAGCCAATCAGGCCTTATGGGCAGCTGCACCCATTGGCAGCTCAAGCGTGGGAGGCGATGCGCAAGGCTGCGCACGCTGACGGCATCAGGCCGTTCAAGCCGACCAGCACAGCTGACACGTATCGCAGCCTTGAGGTGCAAGAACGTGGCTTCCTCGCTCGTTACACCACGGCACCGATTGCAACAACATCGGTACGCACATACAAAGGCGTTAAGTACTACCTGAAGCCCGGGCTGGCACCGATGGCAACGCCTGGCTCATCCACGCACAACCTCGGCCTCGCAGTCGATGTCTCAGAGGCCAACGGTGATCGGCTCAACTGGATGCTCGCTAATTGCGATTGGTACGGATTCTGTTGGGAATTACAAAGCGAGGCATGGCACATTCGGTATTACGTAGGGGACAAAGTACCCTTGAAAGTGCAGCAGTTTGTGAGCCTGCATGCCGACCGAGATTTACGTAGCGCTGATTAGCGGTATTGCCATCATCTGCGCAGCTGTCCTCCCGGCTGTATTGATTGAGCGTGCACGCAAAGAAAATGCCGACGATCACCAGTACGTACGTCGAATCTTGAGTAGGGTGGAACGCAAGATTGACAATCACTTGGAGGATCACGACAATGGCGTTACGCGACGAAATAAGAATCAAGCAAAATAGGTTGGCTGACCTAACTGTTTGGCTTGATGCTCAGCCCAATGGCGAGGAATGGTACGAAATCATTTACGACCAGCAGTACAGCAGTCAGGCCGTAGCCGGGCTACTGACCAAGCATGGTTTTAAGGCTGACGCGAATCTGATTGCACGCTTTAGGAATAAGCATGTCGCTAAGTAACGAGATTGCACAGGAGCAGACGCTCGAGCAGCTGCGTGAGGCGCTCAAGCGCTCTCAGCAGCAATACGCGAAACTTAAGGTCAAGAATGATGAGCTGGTGCAGGCCGTGTATCAGGCCGCTACGGATGCCAGCTTGGGCACGCCACCAATTAAGGTCAGCCCACCCAAAAAAGACACTCGCAAAGGCAAGCCCGAGGTAGCGGTCATCCATTGCACCGATTGGCAGCTCGGCAAAAAGAGCGTGTCCTACGGCTCCGAAACTTGCGGTCAGCGCATTGATCGCTTTATTGACAAAGTGCTGCACATCACCGACATTCAACGCAAACACCACCCGGTACGCGAAGCAGTGCTCATGCTCGGCGGTGACATGGTTGAGGGCATGGGCATCTTCCCAGGGCAGTCTTACGAAGTAGATAGTTACCTCTATGAGCAACTATTTGAGGTGTCAAGGCTGATCAGCAAAACTGTTAGCACTTTGGCTAACAACTTTGAGTCGGTGCGCGTGATATGCGAATACGGCAACCACGGTCGCATCGGTCGCTATGGCGAAATGCCAAAAGGTGACAACATTGACCGAATCAGTTACGAGATTGCACGCAGCAAAGTCGGGCACCTAGTCGAGGATTGGCAAAGTTCTGACGCTTGGTACCAAATCGTAAAGATTGGCAACTACACGGCCCTGCTGGTGCACGGTGACGAAATCAAGAGCTTCGGCGGTAACACCCCAGCCTTCGGCATCCTGCGTAAAGTCAATGCTTGGGCCGGTGGAGTGATTGAGCACTTTGACGATTGCTACATGGGCCACTGGCATACGCCCATGAGCTTGACTATGAGCAACGGCGGTCGCATCTTCGTGACTGGCTCGCCCGAATCGCACAACGAATACGCACGCGAGTTCGTGGCAGCCACCGGCATACCAAGCCAGCGCCTGCACTTCGTAGATCCAGACAAGGGCCGAGTAGCGGCGGAGTACGTGGTATGGCTCGACTAGACCGGCAGCTAGTCCGAGTGACGTGGCATGACGCGCACAGCCTGGACAACAACGAATGGCACCAGCTGTCAGACATTGATGACTCTCCATGTGTCTGCGTATCCATTGGCACGCTGATACGGCACAAGCGTCATTGCGTGCTAATCCAGACGAGCACGACCGATCAGGGCGCTGACAATGTGCTGCTCATACCGTGGGGAATGGTGCAAAAAGTAGAAAGATTGCAAATCCCCCACAAGCGACGTAAGAGGCGCTAAGGTCAAAACAGGCTCTGGAGGGGCCTACACATGACACACAACCTGATTACCTACGAAGTCCTGACCGGGCTTTGTGCAGAGACAGCGCAACAATTCCACTTGGTAGTGTTCAGGAACGCTGAAGGCGAGGTCGTGAAGGCCCAGCTGCGTTACCGATTCAACGCTGACGAGGATTGGAGCGAACCATCA